GAATTAAAGAAGCATAATACTGAGTTAGCAGGTCTAATATTTTCTAAAACACCATCACCATTAATTTTAATTATGACATAGTCGCCCCACTTATTATTAACACAATCAGGAACATAGTCTTCAACAATTGAGGCAATCTCTACACCTTCGCTATTAAGAAGATAATAGCAGCCGCCATCGGTTACTTTTTCATAGCATTCAAAGCTTTCATTTTTAGGCCAGTCGTCAACAACGCCAGTTTCAATATCATAAGTTATTGAGAATATGCCATCTTTAAGCATCGGCGTAGATTTATTGAATACGCAATCTTCTTCGTCCATATGTCGCGGGCGGAATTCAATACGAACCTTTGCCGCGTCAATTTCAACTTCTTTCATTGCTGATAATTTCATAATATTAATCTCTTAGTTGCTAGGCCGTTATGACCTAGCGGTGGGTCAGGCGAAAAATGCCTTTAGTTGGTAATTGCTAAACGGTATGTCATCCTCGAACGTATCAAAACCATTTTGCGGCTTTGGCGCTACATTATTAGCCCCTAGCGCTGGGGCTGTTGAAAACCCGCGTTATTTCCCTGCTGCACAGGCTGCTGCATTTGCTGAGGCGCACCACCTGACTGTTGTGCATAACCTTGAGCTGGCTGTTGCGCTCGCTGCTGGGGCTGTTGAGCATATCCGCCTTGCGCTGGTTGCTGCATGTTTTGCGCTGGCTGGCCTTGCTGTTGATCTGGATTACTAGCGTATCCAAGCTTTGCGCCTATCATTTCTAAAGAAAGTCGGACACCATTCTGACCATCGAAAGACTTGATTTTTAATTGATCACAGCTAACTTCAATAATTGCACCCTTTCGCAACACTTCTCGATAAAAGTTAATTTGAGCTGGCTGTTTAGCAAAAATAGCGCCCTCGTAATTCGTCCACTCCTTTTGCTGAGTTTCGCGGTCGTAGTATTGCACGCCTAACCGAATACCAAAGCCTGTTGATTCGCCCGCTGCAAACTCGCTAGCGTCTTTGTTTAACTTTCCTGTGATTGTAGTGCTCATAAAGATTTCTCTCCGTTGTTTACATTAATTGATTCGATTTTTGTGTTGCCTTTTCCATCTGTCGCCATCTTAAAATTTGCTTCAAATGAATCACCTTTATTTTCTGCCGCGTCAATGCCGATGCCGTCAAGCATTTCATTAAGCGCCTTTTCGAGAGCAATATGACTATTAAAAGCCGCAAGGTCTTCATCTGTTAAAAGATTCTCACCGCATAGCGGACATGGCTTATTATGATACTCGTGAAGTGTTTCATTGCTAACATCTTCTGTTAAATAATCACACTTTTCTGCATCGCACTTTATATGTGTTACATTTACCGCTACTAATTTATCCATTATTCTCTCCTACTGTTAATTGTGTTTCACATATTACGCACTTTATTCTATTTGTCACTACTTTTTTCACGCTTTACTCGACCTACCACAAACTTTCCTTTCTCATTTATTCTGAACTTAATATGCGTGGGCTGTGACATCGGTTCTAGCCAGTATTTAATAACGAACTTAGCCGCCGCTTCTGGTGATTGTTTTGATAAAACATGCAGCCCGTAACCTTGGCCTCCACTTTCTTTATTGACACTTAACCACTGCTTAAAAGCCTGTTTAGCGCCATGACTTTTACTGCCAGGGTTTAAAAATATCTTCGGGTTTCCGTCCTTTCTCGGCTCAGTTAATAAATACTCAATCTGCAGCGTGCCGTTTTTGAATGGCGTGACCTCCCATCCTTTTACCGCGTCCCAGTCTTGATCTTCGTATGGTTGATGCAAGAGCTTCTCATTTGGGTCGCGCAACTCACCTTTACACTTTCTGCAATCTTGCGCTGTCGGGTCATTCTGGGTTTGACAGTGTGGACATTCTTTAAACGACCAGAAGAATTCGCAGCGGCCATCACTACTACTACCATCTTCACCACGGCATCGGCGGGCATGAGGGCTGTTCTCGGTGGCGCAGCTTGGGCACTCGATTAGTTCTTTTTCCTCTTTCTTGGCGCGTTCATATTCCGCCTCATCAAGCATGGGTGAATTATACAGGTGGCCTATACGCTCCATTACTCCCGCGAAATCCAATACCAAACAATCTGTTTTTCCTTCAAACAACCTAAGACCTCGGCCAATGGCTTGAGTCAGTAAAACAAGTGAACCAATAGGGCGCAAAAATACAACCGTGTCCCACCTGGGAATATTGATCCCAGTAGTGAGTACTGACACGTTAATGCAATATTTGATTTCACCAGATTTTACCTTGGCTAATAAATCCATGCGTTCTTTTGAACCAGTCGAGCCAGTAATGATACAGTAACTTCCAGCGGGTAAAGCCTTGGCCACTTCTTCTGTGTGTTTAATGCTGGTGCAGAAAATCAACACACCTTGGCGCTCCTGTGTTCTATGGACAACCTCAGCCATAATTCGTTGAGTTTTGGTAGGATCGCCGAAAACAATATTGTCTAATTGCTCTTGATCAAATTCCCATGAACCATACTTTGGCTGAATATCCTTAAAATCAAACTCTAAATCATCGCCATCAGGCCAGCCGAATAGAGGCGGCACCAACCAGCCTTGATCAATCAGCCAATCTGTGGAGATGTTGCCAATTAAATTAGTCCAGAATTTACCAATAATTGTATCTGTTCCTCGGTACGGGCTGCCCGTATAGCCAAGAATGCGCGTATTAGGATTGAGACGCATAAAATGGCCGATGATTTGCATGAATTGCGTGTCAGGCTCATCAAAAGGGCACATATGGCACTCGTCTATCATGATAATATCAACAGGATAGTTGACAAAATCAGTATTTAGCGCTCGTGCAATCGTCCCCTCCGTCCCGAAAATTATCGGGTACATGGTTGATTTCCGGTTAAGACTGGCAGAAAACAGGCTTTGACGCTTAACGCCAAACTCAAAAGCCGCCTCACTGTTTTGATGGCAAAGCTCACTTTGTCTCTGTATGCACAGTGCGCGAACAGGCCGGTCTTTTAGTCGCGAGGCATCTTGGCAGTGCTTTGCTATTGCTGCAATGAGAACGGATTTACCCGCACCCACTGAGGCGTTGATAATTGCTGGCCCTTGGTAATTGGCTGCTTTCAAATACTCCATGCAGTCGTTGTGTACCTCTGCTTGATAAGGTCTTAACTCCATTTCTCTCTCCTAATTATTGAGCTCACACCTTACCAAGCGCATGAGTTTTTGCAATGATTTTCGCAATTAAAAGTGTCGATTCTTTTAATTCTTCGGGCTGTTTTGAGTATTGCAGCTTATTCAACTGTAAATTCTCAGCACAACTCACTAGAAATAAGTTATCAATATCGCAGTTTCGATAATCGCCATCAATAAACCTGACGACGTGTTTTTCAGGTATCGGGCCGTGATTATGTTCCCAGATTAGACGCTGCTCAGTCAGCCAGCGTCGAGGCTCCGCCACCTTAAACTCTGAATGACCGTCTTTATTGATTCGATGACTGCCAATCGGCAAAGCATTGTGAACGCTAATTCCTTTTTTGAATGAGGTTGAGCTTGCCTTCATCACGCCTTTTGTGCCCTTATTCCACGTAGTGTGACCGCTATTAAACTGACCAGTACGGCCTGACTTAATTCCTTTTGTCTGCACAAACGTAGCCATTTGAGTGACTTTAATATTAGCGTCAAACTTCTTATTGAATCGAGCAGTCATTTCAGTGCGGGAGTGTTTTTTATACGCCCCCTGAATCCACTTGATTTGCTCCTGAGTAAACAGCTTGCTTTTAATCATTGCCAAGCATCGCTGGTTTTTGTTTGCGCTCAATTAATCCAGCCTCACCGTGGTAGTGCTTGCTTGCTTCAAATGCTAGGCGGGCATTGCCAACCGCTTCTTTGGCTAGTGATGCCATTGCTTTTGCGCGTTCAGTTTCTTGCCTAATGTCGCAGTCGTCTTTGTTTAATCGGTTCAGTTGGTCGAATAGAATATCATTAAGCTTTGTAAGTGTTGTCATTATTTGCTCTCCATTTTCAACTTAGTCTTTGATCTAATCCATATCGTACCGTCTGGCTCTACCAATGCGCCACGGGCTATATTTTCGTTCAGCAACTTAGGCGCAACACCTGTGGCTCTTGATGCCGCTGCTATTGTTTTGTAACGGCTTAGTACTTCGGTTATTGGTTTCATTTAAAAACCTCCTTAAACTGTTATAGTTATTGTGTCTATCATTTCGTTTTCTACCATCTGCATAGTTACATCACGCTGCGTAATGGTGAATCCTTCTTCTTCTAGTCGCTCAATCATTCTTAGTGCAGTGTATTTATTAATCTTGATTGTCTGCTTGCCAATTACCCACATTGGGCGCTTGAGTTTTAATTTGCGAAAACCTTTAACACCATGATTTTTAACGATTTTCTTTGCTGCTTCAATTTGTGCCAAGTTCATTTTCTTCT